TATTAGATTTAAATACTTTGCTATGGGTCAGCGCTTCGTCTGTGCCAGGTGCGACATTTGTAGAAGAGATTGCAAACGACTTTCAAAATAGTAACTGGACATCATTCGTTTTTGATAAGCAAGTGAGCACACCGCCTGCAGGCTTTACTATTTTAGAAGTCGAAGTAATTCAAGTGCAAGCAATAAAGCAAAAATTTAATATATTCGGAAACCCTAGCGCGTTAAATGAATTTGATAAACCATTTTGGGGATCTATACAGCTAGCATTCGCCGACGCTTCGCCATACCAAAACCCAGATTTTACTTTCAACATAACCGAAACCTACACGCCAGATACGGCCAACAGCGTAAACTCTACGCCGATAATTTTAGAGCCAAAGTATTACAGCAGCTCAAGCAAATACGCTATCGGAAATATAGACGCTTACGACTCAAGTAACCAGTGGGTAATTGCAGACGATTGGCGAGGGGGATGGGATAGCACAACACACGGCACGCCTACTGAAATGCTCGGCCAAGGCATTGCAGGATTGTACAAGGATTTTGTGCCAACAATACGAGGCACCTGGGCAGACTCAGGAACTTTAACAGCAATTAAATCACTTTACTTTGATGACTACAAATGGCTATTAAATGGCGCTGTTTATACAGCACGATCTGAGCAGTGGGATGGCGAATGGTTGGGATTGGTTCCGATTTACACGGGGCTAACTTCTTCGGGCGAAGGTCTTAAAGTTGGTACGGGCTTAAAGGATCGCGTTAATTATATGGACGATCAGATTGGGCGACTAAATGATTCTGTACAGCGCACGCCTGCATTGGTATTAAATTATTTAGTGAATGATGCCGACGGTGCGCCCGCAACTACACCAACGCAAAATACACGTTACGAGGTGATGGTGCAATACGACGATGCAGCCGAACAAGTTGCATGGCATTTGCAAGAGCATAACGCTTCTGTAGTTTACACAGCAGGGACTCACACAATTACAAACGGCTACGAGCTTATTTTGTGCGATACTTCGGGCGGTGCGGTTACAGTTGATTTGCCTGATCCAACAATAAGCAAGGGCAAAAAATACTATTTCAAAAAAATCACAACTTCGCACCAGGTTACAATCACGGGCGGAGGCTACGACATAGACGGCTCGGCTTCTAAAGTTATGACTAACCAATTTGAGGCATGCCAAATAATAAGCAACGGCGTGCAGTGGTGGATCATTTAATTTGTTAACGAGTAGGCGGTGGGTGTTTTGTAATTTTGGCATATGCCAGACCAAAAGATTTCGGAACTCGCCGCCATTACGACCATTGACAACGCGGCCGATGTTCTGCCTATTGTTGATACAAGCGCAACCACCACAAAGAAAGTAACGCCCACGCAGTTAAAGACTAGCTTGGCGTTGAACAATGTAGACAACACAAGCGATGCAAACAAGCCGATAAGTTCAGCCACACAAACGGCATTGGATGCGAAACAAGCAACCCTTGTAAGCGGTACAAATATAAAGACCGTAAACAACACAAGTCTGTTGGGAAGCGGTAACATTTCTATCAGTTCGGCAGTTGCTTGGGGTGGGGTTACTGGCACTTTGTCAAACCAAACAGATCTACAAACTGCATTGGATGGCAAGGTTGATGAGAACACCGCCATCACCGGAGCAACCAAAACAAAAATCACCTACGATGCCAAAGGTTTGGTAACTGCTGGAGCAGATGCAACCACCGCAGACATCGCAGATTCAAGCAGTAAGAATAGTATTTGTGTGGGTTGTTCTATCTCGTAGATTTTCTCGTTGAGAGTAACCTCGTATGAAGTGCGTGTGACATCAAATTGAACCTTTAGGATTCCGCTTTCAACCTCTTCATCTGCCAATGCTGGAGACAAATTGGTTGGTGATGTTTGAGCATAAACGACATATTCAAATTCTCCAGCATCCAAAGTGAATGTTGAACCCTCAACAACTGCAAATTCATTGTATCTTTCTTTGTGGGTTGAAATGTCGGTTAGGATTGCAACCGTTTGTTCATTGGTAGTTCTGTGAGTGAACGCAAAAAGAAAGTATGGATTCGCAATCGTGACTTTTTCAGTCAGCGTTAAATACCAATTCTTTGATTCCGCTTTTTCAATTACCAACATCTCTACAAAATAGCGAGAGTAAAAATATGTAACAAAAAAAGGGAGAGCATATTGCCCTCCCCATTTGACCTATGAAACAAGAATCAATTAGATACCCAAAGCGGTAACAACTGAACTTTGCAATTTGTAAGGTGCTTCCGCTTCGATAGCTGAAAGAGTAACTTCATAACCGTTACTATCGCCCATAGCAGTACCAGTGTTTGCAACCATTGCAGTCACATCACATCCGTACTCCTTACCAACCAACCAATACTCATCGTTGTTGTTTTTAACGATGCAATAGCAACGACCTTGAGCAAGGAGCTTCATTTCGTTACGCTTGGTGGTTGACAATCTGCGAAGTTTGAAAACAACATCCGATTGATTGAATGATGTTCCGTTCTCAACAGATACATTGGTTGTGGTTGTCAATGATCCAGTACCTTTTGGCAACTCGTAATCATAAACATCTCCACTTGCAACAGTTGTGGCAGTTACTTCACCACTTGCAACGGTGAACTTTGAATCAACCCAAGAAATTAAGTGGATTGATTTGATACCTCCGACTGCATCTTTGCAGTCAAGAGTGAATCCCTGTGTGAGTAAACAAGCCATCAGTTAAAAAGATTAAAGGGTGAAGTAAACGATTTCTCCGGGGAAAGCAACCTGAACACCAGCCTTGAAAGTGAAACGAACACGAACCTCATCGTTGTCGATGCTGTACCACATTTTCACTTCTTCTTGCTCGTCAATCAAGTCAGTACCCATAAAGAAGTTGCTCAAAGAACCAGCAACAATCTTGTTAGTTCCGTTCAAACCACCAACAGCGATCAACTTCATATTGGTACCGGGGTAAACCATTTCCATTGAAGTGGCAGCATCGGCAACATAGTGGAACAAGTTAGCGTTCTTCAAGTTAACCAACATCAATTTGTAGGCATCAACTCCCAAGAAACAAACCAAGTCACTCTTTTCAGCAACGGCAGCAGGGATGTTGGCATATACCTGATCCAAGATGTCATCGATGTTTGCAGCGGTGATTGAAGTGAAAGTGGTTGGTGCAGCGTTCGCCAATACTGGAGAAGCGGCAGCAATGATTTTGTTGAAACCATCGAAACGGTTCAAGTTAGGGTTACCAGAAGCGGTGTCACCTTGCCACATTGCAACTTCCAAAGTTTGTGCGATAACGGCAGCCTTTTCAGCACCGATCTGCTCTTCAAAAGGAACCATAGTTGGTGAACCGGGCATGATTTGAGTTTGCATCCACTTGGCTTCCAATGTCTTTGGGCAAAGAGTTTCTTCAACTTTTACAGCACCAACGGTGATGTTACGTTGAGTGAAGGCAGTTGTTCCACTTGGATTGTAACCACAACCATCGGCTTGGAAGAAAACGGTTGAAGCAAGGATGTTCAAAGCAGATGCAGATTTTACACCTACCTGAACTTGGTTAGAAGATTGCAACAAGGTTGCAGTTTTGCTCCCGAAAAGAGCCTTAACCAACAAATCAGTTGATTGTTCGTTGGTGTAATTTGCGAGTGATCCTACAGAGAATGACATAGTTTTATTTATTTATTGCGTTTTTGAATTTTTTAAGTGCTTCAAACTGATCGTTCTTCTTGTTTGAAACGGGGGTTTTGATTGGGGTTTCGCTTGGCAAATCAGCAACCTTTTCAATCAGGTCAATTGCTTTGCTCATTGCTTCTTTTTGTTTGCTGTTAACCTCGGACAATGCAACAACCTTTGCAGACAATTCTGCGATTGCACTTTCCAACTTGCTCACAACATCATTGAAATGAGATACAGTTGCAAACTCTTCTTTGGCTTCGATTTCGATTTCGATTTCGGGTTCAACGATTTCAGTAACGATACCGTCAACAGTTGTTACCAACATACCACCTTCAACCTCGTGAGTTGCGTCAGGTGCTGGAATTGAACCTTCAGCAGTTTGAACGAAGATGGCAGTACCTACCGCCAATTCGCCTTCCCATTCAACGATTGTTCCATCAGTCAAAGTGGCTGTTGCCATCTCAACTTTGATTTCTTCTTCGGAGAATCCCAACATCGTGCGGATTTCCTTGAGTGTTTCTTTTGCGTTCATTTTGATATAAATTAGATTTTGTTTTTACTTGTTGCAATTTTATTTGCCATTCCACTTGGAGAGAAGGTCTTTCACGGCTTCAAGGAGTTGTTCTTCTTTGTCTTCAGGAAAGTCAAAAACACCTTCAACAGAGAACCCTTTGAACTCACCGGATTTCACTCGTGACCAAACTTCATCGTTGTCAATGAGATAAGAGACAAACCAACTTCCATCGGCAACCTCTTCAAATCCCTTTGGTGGCATCACACCTCTTTCACGATCTATGATGTATGATTCAAACAAACTCACTCCATTCATTATGGGTGTTTTGTGGTGTGCGTTCACGGAGTTGTACTGGTTTGACCTCGCCCACTTCTTCGCAATCTTGAAGATAGATTCCTTGTCAAATACCACATAGTATTCACCACGGATGTCATCTCTGCGATAGATGGGTAAATCGGCAATCATCGCAGCACCAGTAACGATTCTTTTCTCCTCATCTTGGATGGCAAATTTGATAGGCGTTTCGCTGAATGCTAAAAAGTCCTTTTGAATGGCTGCGTTTTCAACAAGAGAAACAAAGTCAATGCCTGTCTCCTCATCAAATTCGTTGATGTCTAATTTGTAAACTGGAAGTTTCATCTTATTCAAATAGCGTTATTGTGTAACAGATACCTTTTTCAACGATGCAACCCGACCTTGTGTGCGTGAGATGTCTCCCTCGGTCACATAAACTCGCTGATCAAATCCGCTGACTTGAGGCAATGTGGATGAGATTTGTGGTGCTGCCATTTGTGGCATTCCTCCTCCGCTTGATTGCATTCCAGTTGGTGCTGACGGCTGACCACCTTTGAGGATGTCTCTTGCTTTCTTTGCATTGGTCAAAATCATTGCTGCCAATCCGATGTATTTCGCAGCACCAGCAAGACCACCGGTGGCGATGTTGTCGGGTGATGGTTTCTGCGTGACATTCAATGCACCTGATATTGCCATTGCCGTATCTGCTGCGATAACTGACAAAGCAATTGCCTTGCCCGTTTTGGTTTGCTCTCCTGCCAATGCTGCGATTGAATTCGCCAAATCTATTGATGCTTTGTAAAGGTTTTGTTTGGCTTGTTGAACGGCTTCTTCCGACTTGATTCTTTTCTTTGAACTATCGAGAGCAATGGCAGTTACAACCTCACCTTCTTTCTTTTTGTTGGCAATGAATTCATCACTTGCTTTCTTGTCGGCTTCGGCTTGTTGCTTGTC